AATTGGGGAAAGAGGAACCAAATAAATTGGTTGAGGTAGATTGGTGCGGATTTGGCTTTACAAAAGTGCATCGATCAATTTATGAGCAAATGGATTATCCTTATTATCCTTTAAGAAATGCTGATATCCTCAATTGCAAAAGCCCACATGTAGAGGGAGAAAAAATAGATGTGCATGACTTAAGCTTCGAAGATGTTTCTTTTTGCAGAAATGTGTACGATAAGCTTAAAATAAAACCATTGGTAGTCCCGAAGCTAAGAGTGGGGCATTTAAAATCCTTTTTTGTATAAGCGAGGAAAATCTAAATATGCAGGGATTTATATATCATGCCCTAATTTGCGTAGCGTATTAAGGTAATTTTTTGATTCTTTTAATCTAAATTTATGCTTACCAGCTAAATGAAAAATATATGGGATCTTTTTGAGTCTAACCAAAACGTCTCTTTCTGATACATCGTAGTGCTGCAACTCTAGATAAGGTATGAGTTTCGATATATTATTTATATCATCGACGTTATCTTTGACAAACCCCCTAACAACAGCCTGATCTTCCACCCAATTCATTCTTGGGCATAAGTAACCGTCTATTAATTTATAACCGCAATACTTATCCTTTAACTCCTCCGAATAAGCCCATTTTTTTATTATATTTATGACTCTTGCTGTGTTTTTAAGTATCAAAACACCTGAATTTACCGCTGGAGGGTTTAAGCGATTACTATCTTCGCTAAATAAAATTTCTTTTTTATGTTTATTAATCAAATCAGTGATTGGGGGAGATACATTATAAAAGAATGCGTCAGCATCGATCCAAATAACATAATCATAACTCTTTATATGTTTAAGTATGAGGGGATATCTCTCCCAGTGTGCTTTTCTAAAAGGCAGCGAGGTAGAGTCATAAACTCTTTCTGATGATTTTATTAAATCATAATTGTATTTGTCGCAGTAAACTTTATTTATCTTATAGCAATTGTCGCCATAATCTTCGATATCACGATCATACCACATCAAAACACCTATTTTCATTATATAAGCTAGGATGAAGGAGAAACAGCCCCTACCCGCGAAAGGAAGAGGCCGTTAAGATTTGTGAAAGGACCAAACTTACTCTACTGTTTCGAACACAGGAGCTTCTACTATTTGTGCGTCTTCTGACTCTTGTGGGGCTTGCTCAAGATGAGCGCTGAGCTTCTTAGCGAGTACGACACCAGCTTCAGCTGATCCAAGTCCACTAGACTTAATAGCGAGATCGATTAGTTGAATAAGGGCTTTAATTTCGTCGGTTGACAGTTCTACTTCTTTCATTGTTGTTTTTTGGGTTTTAGTTTAAATATTAGCTAAATACACATAATGATACATGCTTGACTGCATTTTTCTAATACCAATTGATCATATATGCATTTAAGACGAATTATTTCCACCTTTAGCCTCCCCGAAAATGAGCGCAGGTCATTTAAAGCTATTTCTAGTGTAATAAAAAATAGATTAAACTAATTTATAACATATAATTTATTATGCCCATTACTGAAAACTTAGGCGATCCCGTCCCACGGGATGAACCTTTTATTGTCCCAGCCTCACCAGAAGAAACTTATGATTCTATCTGGGTCCGAAGCATTAATATTTATGCCCCTAACACCGCAGAAGAAGATCCAACTGGAGGATCACTTTCTCTTGAAATGCTACCGTATGATGGCGTTGCTAAAAAAGTTTTGATCACTCCCGATAATGAAGGCGTAGAATATATCAATGTCCCAGCAAGAGAAAATGGGCGCAAACCTTTTTGGTCTTGTGTAGATGAAGTCCCCGAAGTCAAAGCCGCAATGGACGCTATCCTTGCCGCTATCCCAGCTTTGCGTACGTGGGCCAATACTCCAGAACCTCCTCCTGAGCCTCCTCCTGAGCCTCCTATTACTGGCGTATCCCCATAAGAATTCACTTACTACTCGGATCTTCTGAGATCGAGTAAATGTGAAAATGAGGCGTATTACCTTCTTGGAAATCGTTCTTAAAGATCAAGCATGGGATTTTCTTCCCATCTATTACTATCTCTCCCGATAGGAAATTCTTTCCGCTATTGTTCTTCTTATGCCAAAGTGAGCCTATTTTATTTTTGGTCCAAGAGGATTTGTCCGATTTCTGAGAAGTTTTGTTCGATGAGGTCGAGGAAATTTGCTTTTGCATGATTAGGTAGTTGGTTGTATTGACGCTTTAAACGACGATACACCCTTTTTGACACCTCGTCAACAGGATTACAAATTTTTCTCAGCCGCTTTGCTGTTTTTTGGTTCATAGTTTGGCTATATAGGTTTCTGAGTCTTTGATGAAGCCCATTTTCTGGTAGAAATTGGCTATTTTTCGTGATTTTGGATGGGCCTCTACGCAACTCATCGTTATGTATTCGAATTCTTTTTCTTTGGCGAAGGACACCGCCTTGCTCAAAAGCTTCCGACCCACCCTTGGGTTGTCAGAAAACCAAAGATATTCTGCAAAAATCTCTTTGCCAAATTTTTCATTCTTATGGTTTAAAAAAGCTATAACTGCGTCAAATTTATTAGATTCATTGAGATTACCCCAGACAAAAAAGTCCCAAGCCAATATGGACTTATTCCCGAAAGCATTATAGATATACTCTTTGTCATGTTCGACCAATGCATGGCCATGCACTTTATCCTCCTCTCCAAAGAGAACTGATATATCATCCAGTAGAACTTTAAATTCTTTAGGGTCTAGAATCCTTTTTATCATTAGCTAAGCGCAGCGATAAGCTTTCTAGCTTCTTTAGTAGGGATATCAGAGAATGAACCCCATGACTGAGCAGCTTCATTCTGGTATTTTTTATTTCTCCATAAATCTCTAAGGACATCCTTACAATCATCGAAAGAATTAACCCCATGCTTCTCCCTAAGAGTCTTTTCTAGGAGATCGGTAGGTGATGTTATTGTCGAAGCGGAAGAGGAAGTGTCTACTACGTGGACAGCGCCTTTCGACTTATCGATTTCATCAGCGCCTACGATGTGAATACCCAAGTAATTCCGAACGCACCTAACGAAAGCTCTATTACAAGCAATCGTTTCTAAAAATTTTGCACAGAAAGCGTCTGTATTCGCCAGAGTAGCATTTGCCACATCTGAATAAGTAGTGTGGGATGATTCGTAATTTTCATTCCATTTAATAGTGCATTTAGCCATTACGTAGCCATCTGAGATATTCTTAACATGGAAATTAACAGAGCTATACCCCCTCATCTTCGCTATTTCTTTAATGCCACCAAGCATAATCAATAACTGTTTGTCTTCCAGTCCATCATTGGACGAAGGGGTAGGCACATTGCGAGCATCGAACCAACCTTTATTTGGATACAAGAACTCATCTTTGACCATCTCCCTCCAATTAATAGAACCATCCTCGTTGAAGGAGTATTCCGAATTCTCTAATAGACCATGCTCATTGCGCTTATACGCATCTGGTCCATAGAATTTTTTTGCTGCTTTCTTTTTTGTAGTTTTAGTCGCGATCATAGATATAGAAATGTTTTGATTCCCTCCAATATTCGGGAGTATCTAGTACTTTATTGTTCCCGTCAAGACTTTTTTTCCAATGAGCGTAACTTAAATACTCTTTTCCTCCCTCGATAAGCCGCAGAGAAGACATGAATCTAGAATCATCGCCTAGTTTGCAAGGAGCTTGCTCGGCCTCCTCATAAAGGACTACAGGCGTATCAAAGTACTTATTCCTCAGAGCATTAAGATCGTCTTCGTTCTTAACCAGCATAGTCAGATCTATATTCAGGTTCTTTAATACCGCGAAGTAATTCGCTGGGATAGTATCCCAACTAGAGTCAATGAACAAAAAGAATTTGTTTATATTATTCGCTATCTTCTGTAACCCGTGAGGTTGAATTAGAGAATCCGCCGTAATAGAAACTTTGTAATTAGAGCAATACTTCAAAAAAGAAACTTCGTCGCACCCATAATCAGTTCTAATCATAAGCTCTTGGCCTTTTGGTATTCTCAAAGGGGCGAAAGATGTAGGGATAATCTCCACTACAGATTGAGAAAATAACCCTCCGATATTTTTAGTAACAAATTTTATAGATTCTTTTTCGATACCTAACAAATCAAGAACCTTTTGCGCTATAATTTCTGGTTTAATTGTATCTATCTGCCTCTTAGGATCTTCTGCGGCGAAACAAGGTTTCTTATCCCAGTTAGGCTGTATGCTTTTGTTTATAGTAGACTTAGAAAAGAAAGGCTTCACATTAGCTGGAAAAGCATTTCCATAAATAGTCACTGTAGGTATTTTTTTATTACTAGCCACTTGAGCTAAAGCCCCATCGCAGCCAAAATGCAATAAAGATTTAGACAAAACAAAAGCTTGCTGCTTAAATGAGATATTTAGAGCCGCCTCAGTCCCTTCTATTTTTTTATCCCCGCCTATCTGTATCACCTTGATATCAGCCCTATCTAGAAAAGGCTTTAGGAGACTCAGAACTATATCGTAATGCGAATATGTTTTCGACGCGACACCTGCTTGATTCAAGGTTATATACTTACACTGGGTAATCGGAAAAAAATGATCATTGACTATAGGCTCAGAGATTTTGACCCCCAAGTTTTTGGCATATTCTTCTATTAAATGAGACATTTACTTTAATGCAAATTGGTGTTTGTTAGCTCCATTGTGCAGATAGCACAGTGATTTCTGTGTAGTGGCATGTGGGTAAAATGTCATATCGAAATACCCCCCATGGTCATTACAACCTTCCATGACTAATTGATTTTCAATAGAAGGGTTATATGGCATCAGTTTATACACTGCAGGATTATCGTCTATATAAGGATAATAATCAGGATTAGTGAAAACATATAAATCATGCTTTTTATACTGAGATTTTAAATTCTTTAATAAAGCATTAACAAGCAAAACGTCCACTTCGCTTTGAGGTATCACTATGGCAATCTTCTTAGCCTTCCCTTCTTTAGCTAAAAGACTCTCCATGCTGGGGATTTGTGATTTCTGTTTTTCCCGAACAGCTACGTGTTTGAAATAATTCAATACCTCTTGATAGCTTTGACCCTGTTGTAACTTAGTCATCCAATACTTAAACCCTTGGGAGTTTTGATCTACATCGTCCTTTAGGATGTTCTTATAAATATCGATAATAAATTCTTCATTAGAAGCGTAATTGCCTTTCAGTTGATAGTCAGGATTAAACCCCATATGAGAAGTCTCATAATCATATTCCACAGGTGGCATTTCGTCTATAATATCCTCTAATTGTTTTCCGATTACCTCGATGCTAAAATTATCCACAGTCCACTGTCTAGACTTCTTACCCCAATCATCGCGCTCTTGCTCTGTCATAGCATGGACTTTAGATAATTGAGAGGATATACTTTCAGGCGAAGTGGAGGCTTTGATGAATTGAGTCCCAGGTTCTCTATATTCCGTCCAATCTAATGGCAGACCTCCAGACTCTTCTGTGCAACAATCTTCTCCACAAGAATAATTTGTAACTAATGTTATTAGCTCAGTCAGCTTAGCTTCTTGAATTGGTATCTCTTGCCCTCCGCTGGTAAAAGGATGGCAATACACATCCATCAGATTGTAGACTTCATTTAACTGAGCATCAGATACCCCTCTCCCAGTGTTCGTAGTATTTACTGACTTTTCTGTCCCACAAGAAGAGCATTTACATTCTTGCCCCTTGAACGGAGAGATATGGTATACACCACATTTATTACAAATGTAAGTAGTCAGGATGTCTGAATGATCTATGCCCTTTTCTTTTAATAGCCTTTGGATATCCCAGCCTTCAGACCAGTGAGTGTGCAACAATAACCTCGCTTTTGATGTCGGGTCCGCTTCTTTGAACTGTTTAAAACCCTCTAGAATATTAGGGACACTTTTTCTGAGTTGATTCCTAAAAACAAAACCCACAATGAACTCATCACTAAGCTCATTATTTTTCCTTAAAGCATCGCGCTTATCGTCGCTTAACTTATAAAAGTTGTTTTTGTCTAGAGATCCTCGTAAAGTTTTGACATTATTATACCCTAACTCATTCATCGCTTTTTCCGCGAAAGAAGCCCAGACGTAGTAATTTTTTATTTTAGGAGCATACTCGATAGCTTGAGGCAAAATAGGTAGACTATCTAGAGTAGTCCAAATCATCGTATTAACTTTATTCCACCAAGGCTTTGTATGATACCCATTAAAAGCCCATATATCCTCCATACCAATGTAAACATCAGGCTTGAATTCCTTTATAGCTCTGTCTACTAATTTCGAGCCATAACCCTGTTCCCTTTGTTGTTCAGTAGTTAAGCCCTGCATCTCTTGGGGTCTAGGTAAACTGCCCCTACAAGTCCAAGGAAGGAGCTTCGTGCTAGGAGCCTCCCACTCTACGCCATTAGCTAACTCGATAAGATTGTATTTGCCCGTATCATACAGATACCGCATGATGTTCTTTTTGTTTTTCCCAAAACCAGTAAAAGCTCTGGTAAAATTCGAATGAATTAATACGGTTTTTTTCTTCATGCGCGAGAAGCGTTGGCTTTCCTTTTGTCGATGTTGTTCTGCAATCTAAAAGCGTATAATTCCTGTAAAAAGAATTTGCAAAACTCTAAGAGCATATAGCCTTCCGACATTTCTACGCCAATGCCAAATTTATTAGCTGAATTCCTTGTGACACCAAAAGAGAAAGCTGGAGTCCCATCTTTTTTCTGGTAAGGCTTAAATGAAATAGAAGTTTTATTGTCTTCGTAAGAATGAAAAGCTGAAAATTCAGTATACTTTTCTATCGCGTAGATGAATCCACCTACTTCTATTTCGTTGAGTTTGATCGAAATAGATTTATCAGGATTTTTAGCGTTCTCTGAAAAAGACCCACTTCTTGTTTTATCATTCCAAGAAAATTGTTTTACGGCCCTGATGTATACACATGGCTCTTGATTTTTATTATTGACTCCGATATCGAAACTAAAAGCGCACCCCGTATTCCTAGAGTTTGGCTTATAATATTGAACAATCATGTAGAATATTAAGCCCTAAAAGCTTTTTTTCTACATCTAATCTTTTTTGAAATAATAATATATATCTGAGTCATCCCAAGAACCACCTACCACGACAGAAGCTTTGTCTTCTGTTTTTTTAAATTGAGAATAACATACAGCCGTCCTTTGTTTCGCGTCAGGGAATTCGTTTTTCTCAGACAGATCTAACATACAGCGCTCTATGAATTTAGAACGCTCTTCTCCGTCATTAGGCGTTGGTAGTGGCATACTTAAGCTTTTACACCAAAAATAGGTTCACATATGGTTTTCATGATAAAATCTCTATTTTCGTAAAACATCTTTATTTTACAAAAACGCTCGTAACAATGAGAGAATACGCTAGATATATTTATAATATTATTATATCTATATGAATCATAGACATAGACCTCTTTTATATATTCTGTAATTAAAATTAAAAGTTTTTTTCTTAATTGTATCTCATATAAAGACTTAAAAAGATTTCTGTTTTCTGGTATTCCACCTCTCTGGCAAAAATTAGATAATAAAGGATATTGAGTATCTTCAGGTAAGCCCAAATCTAATATTAGGTCAATAAAATCAATATAAGGATGGCCCATAAACATGTCTTTAAAGTCATCGAAATAAAATCTCTTCCCATCTGTAAAAATATTATCTACTGACAATCCCCCATGACATTTATATTTACAAGGGAGACTGAACCCTTGAGATAGACAAACAATTTCTTCTGATAAACTAGAAACAAAGTTCCGACATAGACCATAATCAGTATAACTCTTTAATGCCTCTATAGACTCTTCGGGTAAATAAGAAGATGGCTCAACATTTTTTAAAAACTTATTTAAAGATGTCTTATAGGTGGTTCTGACACCTTTCGTTTTTTGGAAAATAAAATAAGAATCGATAAACGAATCGAAATTACCCATCAGCGAAGACCTACCATGTTCCTCCACACTCTCACAAATAGGGATTTCTACTAGCAGATATGTTATTTCGTCTCCTATTTTGACTACCCCATATTCGATTAAAATAGGCGTGACTGAAGACTTAGAGTTCCTCGTCCCATTATGTTCTTTTTTTAGAACCCCTTGGGAATCATCCAGCGAAATTTTTAATTTGAAAGTTCTTTTTTTGTCATCTTGGATGATAAAGATGTCATAATAGTCTTTTATATCGCCTACCATGATATCTGAGACCACCCAATTAGGTTTTATTTTTTTGATGACCTCCGAAGCAAAAGTTTTATCTTGATCTTGATTTTGGGTCTGCGGGAAAGTATAGACTTTGCCTTTGAATAAAGAGGATAGTTTCACAACTTATAATAAAAGAACCCCTTCCTTTTTCAAGGAGGGGGTTCTAGGTATGAACCGACAATCTTTACATCATCTTTTTTTAATTAGCTTAGTTTAGAAAACTAAGCCAAAATTCTTAGCAGCGATACGAACCCCACAGATACTCGTCTTAGCTAATTTACGACGAGAATTTGCGTTCCGATCATAAACATTAACATAGTTAGCAGTTTCAGACATCAATTGAGCGTTCAACGATTCCCCTTGGGAAGTATATAGACCGAAGAACCGTCCTTTAGAATTGCGAATCGCCTTCATTACCCGTAGGTTTACTTTATCCATACTTAATTCTATGCGAATTCTAGTGATTTGTCAACTATATTTATGGATATTTTTTCAACATCCCTATTTTTTATGATAAAGTTAGACATCGGAACCTGAACCAATGATTTTACTACATTTTTTATTTGCCTAGCATGATTTTTATCATTTTTAATCTTATTAAATATATGGATTTCTAGACTCTTTTTAAAGATTATCTCTATGCCTCGACCTTCAAGCCTGAACTTAATCTCGTTCAACTCTTTTCTAATAATCTGCCTTAATTCCCGCTCACCAAGCTCATTAAATATAAGAACTTCATCAACCCTAGCTAATAGCTCTGGCTTAAAGTATTTTTGAACTGAAGCATTATACACTTCTTTCCCGTTTTGCTGAGTGGGAACAAACCCCATACTCTTTTCCGATTTTTCTTTATGACCTATATTAGAAGTCATTATAATTACTGTTTTAGTGAAATCAATATTCCTATTGAAATTGTCTGTAGCATAGCCTTCATCTAGTATATGCAATAATACATCTAGGACTTTAGGCTCACACTTCTCCACTTCATCAAACAAAACAACACAGTTCGGATTATTCCTTATAAATTCTGTCAATAACCCGCCTTCATCATATCCGACATATCCAGCATTAGCCCCCATCAGTTTAGATACCGCTGTTTTATCTTGGTATTCCCCCATGTTTAATTGTAGAAACGATTTTTCGTTACCGAAGAAATACTTAGCGATCTTTTTGGCTGTATAAGTTTTCCCTACGCTAGTGCCTCCTACAAAAAGGAAATTACTCAAGGGTTTTTTGGGATCATTTAATCCCGCTTTAGCGCAGGACAAAGAATTGTGTATGATTTCTATATTCTTTTGTTGGCCAAAAACTTCACTGTTCATTTTTTTAGAGAAAGAAGCAAAGGATGAGTTTTTTTTGCTTATCATTTTAGGCGATAGCCCTGTTTTCTCTTGGAAAATGGCTAAGATATCTTTCTGCCTGACTTTTTGTTTCCGACCTGTGTTACCTTGCCAACGAGACATGACTTGGAGATAATCTTTTAACAAGATCGTAAATTTTTCTTCATCCAGTTTCTCATCATTATCGCCCCCCATTAGAAAACTACAAAAAGAAGACCTGACATCATCTACCCCGACTGGGATCTTATTATATTTAATTTTTGTTCTAGCCCCTAATTGATCGATTATATCGAACGCTTTATCTGGGAACTTTCTATTGCTTAAATATTTTTCGCTAAAGTCTATGATGGTATCAATATCACATTCTGAATACTTTACATTATGGAATTTTTCATAATACGAAATCGTTTGCATGACAATATCTTTTGTGGCGTTCTTAGACGGTTCCTCCACTTCTATTTTATCAAACCGCCTTTTAATCGCAGTGTCTTTCTCAAAATATTTCTTATACTCTTGAGTAGTCGTAGCCCCTATACATTTTATCTCGCCCCGCGCTAGAGCTGGCTTAAGCATATTAGAAGCATCCACAGCACCTTCAGAATTACCAGCACCTATAATCGTATGGATCTCGTCGAAAAACAATATCACATTAGGTTCTTTTTCTGCTTCAGATATTAGAGCTTTGAATTTTTCTTCAAACTCTCCTCGATATTTAGTGCCAGCTACCATAGCACTTATATCCACAGAACAGATCTGCATAAAAGACATGTGGGGAGGGACTTCTTGAGAAACTATCTTTTGAGCAAGACCTTCGGCGATAGCCGTCTTACCCACACCAGCCTCACCCACTAGTATCGCATTACTTTTATTCTTCTTAGAAAGTATTTCGACTAATTGGTTTATCTCTTTGTCCCTACCAGAAATTATAGAGCCTTTATTAGACATGAACTCCTCATTTAAATTGACACAGTATTTAGATATTTGAGGTAGTGGCCCTTGAAGATCTTCGATATTTACGAACTCTTCCGTTTCTGAATCAAAAGAACGCCTCATCTGACCCAAAGGCGGGATACTATCTTCTAAGATATACCCTTCGATTAAGTCTTTAGTGAGTATCACATCGATACCGTTTTGAGATAAATATTTTACAAACGCATTATCTTCATCCAAAATGACATAAAGAACATGCTCTATCCCTATAAAGTAACTATCGAACATGTCCGAAAAGTCTTTCGCAGAACGTATCGTCTGGTTGACATCTTCGTGCCAACCACCTTGCCCCTTTTTACTTAAAAAGTATTCTTCATTTTGTTTTACATACTTTTGGAAAATGTCTTTAAAAAGCTCTATGTTAAGATCCACATCATAAGATTTTAATCTTAAAGAACAAGAGTCTGAGATATTTAATAAACAGCCATACACTAAGTGCGCTGTAGTCACTAAATCGTGACCATTATCCTTAGCAAACTTCTTGGAATCTTTTAATCCTTTTTTTGCTTTAGGAGTGAGGTTGAAATCGGCTAAGCCCATCATAATTCTTTACACTATTTAAGTTCAGATAACTTCATGTAGATTTTGTCCTTTAAAGGGACTATCTTATCTAGGAAGACAATGTCATCCCCTTTTGTCCCGAAGACTATTACAACATCTCCTTTTTTGGGTAATTTTTTACCAGAATCCAAAAAGTTAGTAAGCCTAGCTTCCCTTTCACCATCGAGGAATAATCCCTCTAATGTCCCGCTTTCGTCCTGCATAGTTAATTTTGCGTAATCATTACCATTCCTGCTTTTTCTTTTCATTATGTCTGTCAAAGAACCTACGAATTTGACTCTATCTCTAGGGCTAAAATCTTTTATCTCATCAGCAGAGTTGAAATCCTCACCATAACTAAATATCTCTCTGATATTGTGAGAGTAGCTATAACCCAAGAGCTTTTCTTCAAAATACCAATTAGCATACTTGATATGCTCTTTATTCATTTCGTAGATTTCTTTGTATGGTCTGTATTTTTTCTTAAACGTTTCGAACCTCTTGTCTGTGAACATCTTTCTATTGTCATCTGCTACCATATCTTGTTTCTTAACATCGTGAATCGCTGTTATGATATCGTAATCGTAGTTTGCGCCCATCGCAACTAAATTCCTCTTCTCTCTGTCAGTTAAGACATTAAATGTTTGGGCCTCCAGAACTAACCTTGGCCTATTGTGTTTAACAAACGAATCTAGAAGCCCCGCTTGAGCTAACGCTGATAAAGTGCCGATATTTAATCCAGCCTGTTTCGCAGCTAAGAAAACTTCATATTTATTAGAGAATGAATCCTCTCTAAACTCCAATAAAGACTCTAACACTTTAGTGGAAACACCTTTGATGGAATTCAATCCATACCTAATGTTTTTACCTTCGATCTTAAAATCAATATCTGATTTATTTAAGTCAGGCTGCAGCAATTCGATATCGAAATGAGAAAGCTCTTGAGATATCTTCGCTATCTCTTCGTGAGAATTAGGCTCAAACTTTGCATATTTGAGAAGACTCAGGAAAAACTGCTGCGGATAATTAAATTTTAAATATACCGTTACAGCCGCTAGATAAGCGTAACTAATAGAGTGAGACTTGTTAAAAGAGTAATTGGCAGAGTCTTCCGCCACTTTCCATAAGACTTCGGCTATCTCAGGATCTAATTTATTTTCTTTGATCTTTTCGTCAATCTTGGCCTTCCATTCTGGCATTTTATCGACCTTCTTTTTACCAACTATCCGCCTTAGTTGCTCAGACTCATCCAAACTAAAACCAACTTTCACAGCCATTTTCATCAACTGTTCTTGGTAAAGAGGGATACCCCCAGTGTAACTGAGGATATCATCGAAATAATTATGAACGGATTGGAACTCTCCAGTTCTGACATACGTGGCGTATGCATCTTTGAAGTCTAAAGCTCCAGGTCTTGCTATAGCAACTACCGCTGATAATTGTTCTAAGTTCTGAGGAGAAATCAATTTACAGACTTTGAAGTTGGTATCAGCTTCGATCTGGAATAAACCTTGAGGAGATCTTAAACAAGATAAAGCAGTATAGATTGTTGGGCCATGAGGGTCTATGTCAGCCGCATTCACGCCAATTCGTTTGCAGACATCATGGACTACTGATAACGTCCTCAAACCTAAGATATCGAACTTGACACTCAAACTAGAGACATCGTTCATATCGTAAGCAGAGATCAACGAACCGTCATTAGTTATCTGCAACGGCATTATATCTTCCAATTCATAAAAAGAAATTGATATACCAGATGGATGAACCCCAGTATTTTTGTTTAACCCCTGCAGCTTTTTAGCTATCTGGTAAACCTTGGGATATTTATCTGCATGAGATCGGAAAACCTCGCTCTCTTCGTAAGCAACCTGGAGCTTAACCACTATCCCATAATGTTTCGGAATTGCATCACTGATTTGGTTTACCTCCATTTCAGATAACTCCGCAACTACCTTGCCGCACTCTTTCATGCAAAGCTTACCGCTTAAAGTGTTCAAGGTCAATATCTTAGAACTCTTACCTTTATATTTTTCTTCAATATATTTAATAACCTCTGCCCTTCGATCATAAGAGATATCGTTATCAACATCCGCTAAGAGACTGCCGTCAAGAAAAGTCTCTCCTTCATGCTCTATCTTTCTAGCTCTGCTTTTTGAAACAAATCTCTCAAAGAACAAACCATATTCTATTGGGTCTATGTGAGTTACCCCGATTATAAATAATACTAAAGAACCAGCAGCACTACCGCGACCAGCCCCAGTGGGGATATCATTCTCTACACAAAAATTGATTATGTCCCAGTTTAGAAGGATGTAATCAACAAACCCTAAATCTTGAAAAATAGCTAGTTCTTCTGTCAGTCTACTATAATAGACTTGAGCATTATCTAGCTTATCAATACCTTTTTGCTGTAGGCGCTTAAAGCACAGCTTCCTCAAAAACTGGTAATTATCTTCCGACTCTTTACAGGAGACTTCTTCATAATATTTTTTCTCAATTTTAATCTCTGGCAGTTTAACACCTACGGGGAAAGGTGTTTTATATCCTGTGTGTTTTGATAAACTCATATTTCTAGGTCAAAAAGTTGTTTGCGGAAAACTTTAAAATTCATCTCGATGTCATAAAGTGCATCGTGCAATCGTTTAGTGTCGTGGTCAATATTATATTTCTTGAGCAAGTAAGCTTGAGAGGTTTTTAATCCACGCTCTCTATGATTTAGAAGCCTATATTGCCAACTAATAAAATCCTCTTTGTTAACTGGGATTTCTTTCGTTATGGCGACAGCTAGCGATCTTGTATCAATAATTCTGTCTATATAGGAGTAATCGCTACCCAAATTCATCAGTTTCCGCCAGATATTAACCATGTATACATCAAAACCTAATAAATTCTGACCAACTACAAAAGTATCTTTATCGTAGAGATGTTTTGAGAACTTCTTCCAAACTCCGCGAGGATTTTCTTTTCTCCTGTCATACTCCTTCATTGTGAAACCTGTAATTCTAGCAGCCCCCTCTGAGACATTTAAATCGGGCCAATCCAAAAACATGTCATGCTTTTCTAAGATCTCCCCCCCTTCTACTATTAACCAAGCGACCTGCCAAGGTCTTGAAGTAATTAAGTTCAGCCCTTCAGTCTCTGTGTCAAAGACTAAATATTTTTGTTTTTTATCAAACCTTAGTAATGATTCATTCATTTGTGACTCCCTTCTTGTCTAAGTATGACTCGAAACTGAACTCTTGGCTACCAAAATGATTTAAATTTGGACTACTGAGAGTCGCAGCTCTGCCAAAGTTCCTGTTGCATAGGATCTTGTAAGTTTGCAACGCTTCTACATCTTCCCTGTTTTTATAAAGAATGCTTTTTACATCTTTGTATTTAGCTCCGATATTAGACGCAAACTTTTGGACTTTAGCGATTAGAAGATGGTCAAAAGGCAACCCATTTTCCTCTAACCAAAATACAGGAGTGATTTTAGAAAAGTCAGGAACGCACTTCTTTAAGTGGAGATTATTATTGTAAATGAAAGAATCATAAAATGGAATGACTAAATCAACGCTATCATTCCATATGGAGTTGAGGAACTTGAAATCCACTTTCCCTTCGTGTCGAGTATGAGCGTAAGAATAAATCCGATATAAAAGACGGCATCCATCATCATTGTTGGCGAAAATGACAATTTTATGATCAGAGTTATCGTCTTCATTGACATCGTTGCAGCATGTAATTCTAATTCCGAAGATTAGATTTATCTCTCGCTCTTTACATCTATTGTGGGCAGTCACAAAACCCGTCATAGAGTCTTCGACTAATATTAGATTTTTAATTTTATGCTCTTCACATATAGACAAGATGCTGTCAGGACCACCGTCCTTTTCTGTATCGTCTAAGGTTAAAATACTCTTCCCTATAGAAAAAGTAGACTTGAATATCGGGACCATGCCCGACTATACGGAACCATCTTCTCGAAGTCAAGAAGAATGTGCTGGGCAACCTTTATAATATTTGATTTCGTATGTCCCGCCATCAGGGACGAGCTTTTCAGAAAAGTCTTCTTCAAAATAGCATTTTATAGTTTTCCCTTCTGCGCTGTAGACCTTGTAATAAAAGAAATCAAACTTCATAGAACAATGCCATTTGGGAGTCCCGTCTTTTTTGAGTTCTCCTTTCTTAGTCGCGAAACCACAAAGCAACTTCCCACTAAAAGAACCGTCTGAGGGGAAACCTTTGCGAGCAGCGAAATTACGTTTCGCATCTTTCTCTGTAAAATTGTCTAGATATTTCTGAATTTCAGTAAGCTGCAATTCAAACCCAACCAACTCGCCTGAGTCGAGAGGCTCCATTCGGACTATGCCTGTTTTCTTCGCTTTGAGATCTAGATCGAATTTCAAGAAAAGAAACTCGCTGACTCTCTCAGCATAATCTGGGAATAAGTCCCTCACCGCTAAACTGTACATTAGATCTTGCAAGTTATCCGTATGGTCTTTACCTTTGAATACGTCTTTGCTGGTTTTGAAATCTCTAATTAGAGCAAATTTCTGGTCCTTATAAAGGAAGAGCTTGTCTATGAACCCTCTGATCCTATAGCTTATCTCTCCGTCATTCTTAATTATATCGAAATCTTTTTCTGAATACTCTTCAGTTGGCTCAGATAGATCTCCCCCAAAAAAATCATACGAGAGACCATTAAAGATCATCTCTTTCATCATCTGTATGTTATCCGAATCATCTACGCCCTCTTTCTCTGCGTGTTTGAAGATCAATCGTTCGATGGAGGGAATAGAAAAGACATCTTGCGTCTTAATAATCTTCTCAAAGTAGGCTTTTCTTTTCGGGACACCCAAAACCTCAAAAACTAAGTGACATATAGAACCTCTCCTAGCCCCATCATTACTCTTTTCAGGAAGACCCAACTTATACTTAGACCAATAAAGCCAAGAACACGATTGGGCGGTTTTAATTCTACTCGCTGATAACGGAGATTGAGGTTCAGTCATTACTTAGTAGTGAGGCTGTTTTAAATTCTTTTTTTGTAAAACTCGATGGGCTTTTTTTGACAAAATTGCAAATGTATTTTAATTGAGCATCTTGATCCACTGGCTTTTCCAGCCAATATTTCTTAATGTCACAATCATCTACATGTGCATCACCGAAATCATTATAAGACTTAGGTGGAAATTTTACACTTAAACTAGCCAAGTCGAAATAACTGGATAATTTAATATAGCTTTTTACTGCCGCGATAAGCCCTCTATTTTCCCGACTAGCAGAATCGTTGTTTGTAGAAATACATATATCAACAACAGACCTGCCGCTAAGATAATTGATAATATTGCTATTAACAGATAACCCAAAAAGGACCAAAACGTTTTTAATACCCTGTTCATAAAGTGCCAATGCATCGCCTATACTTTCTACTAAAATTACTTGCTTTTTAAATTCTATTTCTTCGCCTACCTCTGTACCGCTATTAAAAGCTGGATAAACCCAATTATTCCTCTTGCCTATATGTTTCCATTTAGGATAAGTATTATTTTCATCTACCTTCCTCCCTGAGAATCCAATTATTTGGCTATGTTCATTATATACGGGAAAGACCATCCTTCTATACATCTTGCCAACTCCAGCCAACCCGACTTGGAAAGCTCTTTGAGTTTTTTCTGAAATGCCCTTTTTATCATAGAAATTATAGTTAGGGAATAACTTATCTAAGGACGATTCTGGATATATTCTTTCCATTTGGATTTTTTCATTAGGTTGGTAAATAGATACAGTATCTGTATATGAATTCGCCAAGATAGACTCTGTTTCTTTTTTGTCTTTTGTAGTCAAGCTGACAAGAGCTTCGAAAGGTTTACTCCCTCTATTCTCTACAAAATCCATCCATACTCCAGTATTCTTATAAATTTTTAATGCAGTTTTATTATCCCCGTCTCTGTATAGAGCTTGCGCTCTCCAATGATCCCCACAGTCGATAAGAGTATAACCTATAGACTCTAGAATTCCTTGAAAGTCTTCAGAATTGATCGAGGTCTGGGATTTCTTCTCTATGTTCATTTGTATCTAACTCCTCTTCTCCGTTCAATACTCTAGCGATGTCTCTTAAATCACCCCTCTCTGTAATATTAAAATTATTAAAATTCAAATTAATAGCATTCTTTCTCAAAGTGTCGCCAATACTTACTGGTTCTATAGCGCCAGCTATATCCTTTCCTAGATGCCTAGCTTTTACATTGATGAGCTTATGGCTACCAAACCGTTCCCCTTCACTCTCTACTTCGTCTCCAGTCTTACTCCTTAAGATAAACATATGAGAACAAAACTGAGTGATCCTATCGGATAGAGAAACAATGGATTCATCATCCACTACATTTTGAGAGTTTCTGTTATTAGTGATGCCATACCTATTTGACTGCACAGAAGTGATCATGGGGATCACTGGATTACCTTCGTGTAAGATCTCTTTTTGAACACACTTTTTAAACTTATCAACCATCTCTCCAACGACTTGCCACTCAGATTTATTGCCACCGCTTTCAGAGGTTGTCTTAATGTAATCAAAAGAAAAGACCATTTGATTCCCTCTCCCTACCTTCGCATAGTAAAACCTTTTTAGAGTATTAACCATTGAATCAACATCCATCCCACCGACATTATAGTAATAGAATTTTAATTTACTAATTTTGGGCCAAACAGATCTGACCTTTTCGACTACCTCCTGACCTGCATTCCGCCATTTGCCACTTTCCAATAAGTGCATAGACACTCCCGATAAAGCCGCGCATTGACGCATGATCAATTCTTCTTTGCTCATCTCACCGTTATCGAAGTGTAAAACTGGGACATCATACTTCAGGCTAACTTTGGTAGAATAATCCATGCAGAATTGAGTCTTACCTACTCCAGATCGAGCCACAATCACAGTGATGTTCCCCGCTCGCAATAATGAACCATAGATGTCATTGATCTTCTCATGTGGTCCCATCATGCCAAATTCAGTGACTGGATTGTTTCCCCTCTCCTCCACTAGAGCCTCCATCTCCTCATAGATGTTTTCTGGCGTGTCGTTGCCTATCTCATAGAGGTTTATGCGAGAATTGTATACATTGTCAGCTAGCTCTATAATCTCCCTGTAAGAGGATTCTGGAGCGATGTTCTTCATCTTCTTGGCTATCTCCTGAGAAGACTCAAAAATTTCCCTACGTATAGTATACTTCTTTAGCTCCTTGGCTGTTTTTAAGATATTGCCTTCTGGGACTTTCCTCAGAGACAGAGACTTAATATAATCTGAAGGATTCAAATTGTCTTCAAATGATAAACCAATATCGTTAACCCTTTGAGCTATAATGACTTCGTCTATCTCATCTCCAGCATCAATAGCTTGTCGGATAATGCGGAAAATAGCAGAATGAAGAGAGCTTTGCTTAGAATAGAAATCTGAGTTGCTTATAAAGTTGGATATCTCAGCCAAACGCTCAGGCTCCTTGAGTAAACCCGCTAGCAACTGCTTTTCTAGTTCAAAATTGTATATCATCTTTTAAAGTTCTTCTTCACTTACTTCTTTAGGCGGACGCTCCAAATGATCCTCTAAAGCTTTTGTTAACGCAAATTCTGTCATACTGCAATCAAATTTGCAATAAACCAAAGGTTTGCCATTCTCTGAGGAAACAGCCATTATGACCCCTTTGTATTTGTCTACACCTCCCGATAGTTCATAAATCTTCTCCACCATTTCGATGGGAATACAAAACTCAGGATTTTCACTGCCATCTGGTAAATTCATAAATAAATATCTTGATTATTAAATACGGAAGCTTGTATTTCGTCTTGAGGATAAATCTCAGCCAGTTTGATTTCGTTGACTTTGCAGAAATCGAACTTTTGCATATCCCTTTTTAATTGCTCCGCATACTTGAAACGGTTCTTGTGGAAGAATTTTACAAACTTTGTATGTTGAGCGCCTTGGACTTCTACAGCTATTTTTTTATTAGCATTATAGAAGTCCAGAGACAATCTGCTCCCTACCACTCTGAACTCTTCGAACACTATATCGTTTTTCCAATAATCGTAAAGGAAAATCTTCACCGAAGTTTGGAACTTGCTACGACTTGGTTTTTCCCAATCGATTAAATATTTTTTAGCGTTCTTGAGGTTTCTCTCTTTGCCGTTTACATCGAAAAACTTCATACTCCGACAGCTGCCACTTGCTCTCTAAAATATTTGATAAGGAATGAACTAAGCTCTTTATCTTCCTCAATATGTTTAAACAATTTAGCTTCTCCTTGAAACTTTTCTGGGAAGGCAAAATCTTGAGTAGCCAGAAGCTCCATAAAATCATCAGTAGCTTTTAACCACGCACCCGCTTTAGTGATGAACTCCCAACCATACAGCATGTCAATAATTTCTTTTTCTACCCAAATTGAATTACCGCCAGTCCTCCCATAACGAATTGGATATGGAATTGTAGTGTTGGTATTCTCGTTCGCTGATTTTTTAATCGTGACTTTCGCGATATGACCGATAATGGGATTCTTCTTCGGGTCAATAGTCTTGATAGCGGGGTTTTTCAAGATGAGATCACCTTTAAATCTTGCTTCAAACTCTAAAATGTTATTAGCGAAGTGCAATAATGCATTTCCCCCTGTAGCCGTGGTTTGTCGGATCGGGCTTTTTGAATAGGGGTCTATTTTAATATCAGCCCTAACTTGACTAATGAAAATAGCCATATGCCCACGCTTTCCTAGAGCTACGCTAGTTTTTTTACAGAAGTCGGAAGCTATCAATGCCCCTCCTGCGACTTTGTTGGCATCATCAAAACTTTTAGCGTTATCATCGCGCTTAATCAAGCCGTCAACCGAATCGACAATAAAACAATATAGATTTTTTTCTTCATTATTAGTGATAAGCTCTTTGATCAAACTCATCGCTGATTCGTAGATATTACTTTCATAAACAAAGCAAGTCCCTTCTTCCCATTCGCCCTGATTAACGAAATTAACACCACTTCTTTTCTGCATCTCAGGACTCAGTCTGCCTTCGGCCTTAATGTAAACCCCTCTAGCTTTTGGGATTGTCTTCAAGAAGTTTTTCATAACCTCTAGAGACTCAGAGGTTTTCCCTCCTTCGTTAATGCCTGTGAAACGATGCAATCCAGGTCCGAACCCGCCGCCAAGATGCATATCGAATTGGAGTGAACCACTAGATACCTTATACTCTATAGTCTCTTCAAAGTTGTAATGGTCGCTCTTGTTTGCCTTAAGAAAATTATTAAGGATACCTGTTGGATTTATACTGTCACTCATTTAAAAAGTCTTTTATTGTTTTCTTTGTGCGGGACACATCACCATCTGGCCCCACTTTATCACCTATATCATAAGTCTCATACTTAGATAAGTCAACTGTAAAATTGAAAGCTCTGAATTTTTCAGCGAGAGTTCCTTTTAGCTTGTCACTGACTAGGTAAGCTAACGAATCGAACTTCTTTCCGAAGGAGACGATAGACATAAATTCCTGAGAGTAACGATCACACAAATCGTTAAGCATCTTCATCTCTCTCGCGAAAAAGACTCTCCTCCCCTTATCGGGGACTTCGATTAATCGGAAGATTATCTCCCTCTTGTTCAGAGGTTTAGGCTTACTCACGCCACAGACTAGCTGTGGGCCAAATCATGGTCAACCATTTTTTTGACTAAATCAAGAAAACTACTTTTAGGCTTCCAACCTAAGTCTATACGGGCCTTTGACGAATTGCCCCATAACAACTCTACTTCAGCAGGACGGTAGAAATCTGGATTGATTTGCATCAAGACTTTTCCTTCGTGAAGGTATTTTTCATCCACGCCCTTCCCTACCCACTCGCATTCTTCTACCGCAAAACCTGCGAAGTTGAAAGCCTCTTCAACGAACTCCCTAATAGAGTGCGTCTCGTCAGAAGAAAGAACATATTCTTTTGGCTCTTCTTGATTAAGCATCAACCAAATCCCCTCTACAAAATCTTCGGCATCACTCCAATCCCTTTTTGAATCAATATTGCCTAATTCCAAAGGAGAGAACTCTCCACTTGGGTATTCGTTTTTAATTCTAGCTACATTCGTACTGATCTTACGAGTAACAAACTCTTCTCCACGGCGAGTCCCTTCATGGTTAAACAACCAACCTTGGATAGCATAAAGACCATAAGAATCCCTCCAGACCTTGACAAGCTGTCTCGAAGCTGATTTAGAGGCTCCATATGGACTGCGAGGTCTTGAAGGGTGTGACTCGTCTTGAGGAGCAGTAATGACATCTCCGAACTCCTCAGATGAACCCGCTTGATAAAACCTGCATTCGGGTTTGTGTAGCCTAATAGCCTCAAGAATATTTAAAACAGAAGTGCAGTTAACTTCCCAAGTCTGTAAAGCGAAATCCCAACTACTGCCGACAAAGCTTTGAGCAGCTAGATTAATAAAATATTTTGGCTTTAAAGACTCAACTGTTCTGGCGATGAGGTTTGAGTCAGTAAGATCAAAATTAATCAATCTAAATCTATCACTTTTGATGTGAGAAATATTATCGTGATTATAAACGCTCAAACGGCGAACGCAACCAAAAATAATATAATCGGTATTTTCAAGAAGAAAATCCACCATATGACTCCCATCCTGACCTGTAACACCAGTCACGACAATACATTCTCTTCCTGATAGCCATTTCTTAGAGTCTTCAATATTTAGGATGTTCATATGATCGATCTTTTTCCCATAGTAAGTTTCTTTTAAATTTTTCATACCGTAAGTCCTACTTTTCGTTTGGTTGAAGCTTGGTAATCTTTTACATAATTTGAACATTCTAGCAGGGAGTCGTGAGTTCCTGCGTCAAGCCATACGACATCATCTTTGAGTTTAACCACGTTTAAGCTATTGTTTTCTAAATAAATTTTGTTTATGTCTGTTATTTCAAGTTCGCCTCTTAGTGAAGGTTTTATTTGTTTGGCATAATCAACAACATTTTCATCGTAAAAATATACTCCAGGTACGGCGTATTTACTTTTAGGGTTTGTGGGTTTCTCTTCTATAGAAAGGACTTTATTTTTACTGAATTCAACAACGCCATATTGTGTCGGGTCACTAACTTTTTTAGCATAAATTGTAGCTCCAGAGTTTAATGGCTTAGGTAGATAGCCATTTAGAAAAGTATCCCCTAAAACCAACATAACCTTATGGTTTTTTATAAACTTTTCGCTTAACAAGAAACTCTCAGCTATTCCGTTAGGCTTATCTTGTTGGATAACAGTTAACGAAACTACATTTTCTAATGTTTTTTTTATTTTTTTAAAATCATCTATATATTCAGGAGATGTAATTAAACAAATATCTTTTATATTATTTTTTACTAAAATATCTAGAGAATAGTATATCATTGGTTTATCGTAGATAGGAAGAAGGTGCTTATTAGTAGTTAAAGTAGATGGGTAAAGTCTACTTCCACTGCCTCCTGCTAAAATAATACCTTTCATTTATAAAATCTCCTTAGTTACTTTTTTTATAATCATCGACCATTAATTTTAAAAATTCATCCATATTTGTATGTTTAGGTTTCCATCCTATTTTAGATTGAATTTTAGAACTGTCTATTCTGTACCTAATATCATGACCTTTCCGATCTTCTACAAAATTAATAGAAGAATCGTCTGCTCCCCAAAGGTTTACAACTTTTCTTACTAAATCGATATTTGATCGCTCATATCCTGATCCTATATTATAAATCTCACCAAAATGACCTTTCTGGGAAACTTCCCATACAGCTTCACAGTGATCTAAAACATTGATCCATTCTCTAGTATTTTTTCCGTCTCCGTAAACAGGAATTTTTTTATTATTTTTTAAACTGTTGAGTATAGTGGGTATGAATTTTTCTTTGTATTGATTAGCTCCGTAATTATTGCAGCATCTTGTTATCATAGCTTTAGTGCCAAATGTTCTAAAATAAGATAATGCTAATAAATCAGCAGAAGCTTTTGAGGACGAATAAACAGAGCTAGGTTTTAGTAAATCTTCCTCTGTAGAAGGTGGAGAATATGTAGATAAAGATCCATAAACTTCATCAGTTGATACGATAAGTATAGGTTTGTCGTATTTTTTTGCATATTCAAGCATGTTAAACGTACCAGTAATATTCGAATGAATAAAAGGGTATGGCCCAGAAATAGAATTATCTACATGGGATTCCGCAGCGAAATGATATATGTAATCTATTTCATTCTCGCGATTTTTTAAAAGTTCAAAAACATTATTAATATCACCTTCTATTAATTCGTATCTTTCTTTGTATTGTTCACATACATTTTTATTTGCGCAATAAGAAATTTTATCTATGTTGATAATTTCCATTTTAGGATTATCAAGCATTACTTTCATGAAAGCGCTGCCTATAAATCCGCAGCCTCCTGTAACTAAAATTTTCATATTCCGATTATTTTATTAAATTCGTCAATATTTTCAATATAATCTTTTCTTTCGTAATCTGTAGAGCAAAATACTAAAGCTGTTTCATTTCCAGTCAAATACTTTTGGCGACCCCATACTAATTTGTCTATAACAGCTGATTCTCCACTCCGAAGTGTAAAGTTTTTTTCTACTTTTCCATCGAATAGTGTCATTTCTATTTGACCACTTAAGCATATAAATAATTGACAAGTTTCATAATGAGCGTGTTCTCCTCTTATGGACCCTTTAGGAACGTCAGATACAATAAAACATCTTTTGCTTTCAAACGGGATAGATTTAAGATCAATTGGAATAAGGGAGCCTCCTCTTTCATCTGTGTATGATTTTAATTTCATTTAATTATCAGTAAAGCGTATTTTATGAATACTGTTTTTTTTGATTTCATCAACTATTAGTTTAGCATCATCAAGTGTCATGTTTTCATGCATTGGTATAGACATGGTAACTTTAGATTTTCGTTCCGAAAGGGGTAGGTTCCAATGTTGTTTTTTACTGTATAAAAAATGCGTATGGAGATTTTTGTAATGTATTCCACAAGTTATTCCAAGCCCTTTTAAATGTTTTATGAGTCCATCTCTTTCTGAAATATCAATTGTATATAAATGGTTGCTATCGTTATTTAATCCTAGATAATTGTTGTAGTAATTTCTTATTTTAGAAACCTTAGATATTTTACTGTCATATTTTGTAAAGTTTTTTAGAATAATATCAGCTTGCATTGTGTTCATATACATTTTGTGACCAACAAATTTTATTTCTCTTTCCCAATTGTTTGATGCGTATCCCATACCGTTTAATGACATTTCTTTAAAATAATCAATTTTACTTTTATCGTTAGAAACTATTATTCCACCGTCACAACCAGAAAGAGGTTTAGTGGGATAAAAGCTAAAAATCATTAAATCATCATCAGAACATTCTTTAGAGAATTGATTTTGCTCTAATTTTTGAGCTGAATCAATAATTTTATAATCCCCGAAGTTAGCAAGGATATAAGAATTTCCAACCCAATTCACATTATCTACAAACGTATAATCATTTCCAGAATTAATAATTGAATTAATTACAACTGGGGGAAGAATGCTTGGAACTTCTATTGTTGTTTTTTTGTTTAATAGTGACAAGAATATACTATTAGATGCGCTATCTAAAGCTACAGCATGTTTAGCTCCTACAAATTTACTGATTTTATTTTCTAACTCAGCGACCTGTTTTCCGTGGAGCAGATTACTGTAATCTGATGTTTGTAGTGTATTGTTTGGTATGTTGAATAAATTAATCATTTTATTTAAGTTTTATATAGCAAATCCATGTGTAATCGAATCTTTCCTCCCAGAAAACTGGATAGTCATGTTTTGATGTCTCTTTTAGCAATGAATCTGGGGTAGGATAATTTTCATCCCAAGAGTCTCCCCACCTAGTTAAATCTGGTTTAAACAATGGTGGCATTTCTTGATAAACTGAAATATTATCTTCAAAATATGTTAAATCATCATCATTTTTATCGTACCAAGTTCTACTCCCAGCATTATCGATAACATAGTTACGATTAGATAAGATTTTCTTAGGTGTATAACAATCACCTTGTTGATAAGGGTAATTGTCTTCGGTTATTATCTTTTTAAACCCAATACTATAAGCATGTTTTAAACGTTCAAAGAAATTTTGATGGTCATCGAAGAAAATCAATGTATCATCCTTTGGTAGATGTGACCAATCAGTTTTAAGAAAGTCTTCTGTCTGGTATGTTGAATTAGGGCTAGTATATACTCTAAATCTAGGTTGTGGGTCAATAGATATAATCTTAGTCTTTGGACTAGCTTTTTCAAAGAACCAAGTCCCAAGTCCTTTCCATACACCACTCTCTATTAAGTATTTAGGTTTCATTTGTTGTACAATAAACCATGCTGGAAACATATGTGCCGATTTCATACCACCATTATTATCTTTGATTGGTCTAGACTCATACAATTCACTAAATTCTTCGATAGCATCTAATAAATCTTTTCTATCCCATTTTTCTAAAAATTCATTCATATTCTTTTTGTTAAATAAAAATTATTATTCATGTTAGAAACATCATACCCATATTCCTCACATAATCTAAAAAAGTTAGTTTTATTATGGTAGTAGACACATGTTGTAATTTCATCATACGCTTCATAAGTATTATAATAACTTTCCTTATCTGTTAGTTTCATCCTAGCGATTAGGATGTTATTTGGTGATATTGATAATATATGTTCTAATACCTCATCGCCGTTCGGTAAAACATCTAATAACGCACCCAAATGAACCAAATCATACTCATAAATATCATCTTTTGATAAAGATATACAATCTTTTACTGAAAAGCAACTTTTATCCCAATTTTTTTTAGCTAAGGTGATTGCGTTTTCAGAATAATCGAGACCATAATATTTTAATTCTGGTAATTCTCGTCTACATAATTCATAGATTGCTCCACAACCACAACCAACATCTAACATACTCTTTGGATTGTTAGTTTTTAATAAAAAAATAAAATCTTTCCAATGTGGTGGGTATGCACCATCCAATTCTTTCAAATTAAATGTTAATTGTTTTTCAAATACATTACTGTATTTCCATGTTTCACTTATATTGTTCATATACACCTCGTATTAAGCTTTTAGCGCCGACAGATGGTTTAGTGTCACCTAATAAATAAACATCGTTATTTTTGTTTGCTTGTTGTAGGGTAAGCCCTAAATAATCTTGGTAACCCTTATGTATTAAAACTACTGGTATCATATTATTTAATTTACCAATAAGTCCCACCCTCAACTGCGTGGAAACTTATTGTTTTTTCATTATCCATTGGTCTTACCCAATGTGCGTTATATAACGCACTTATTTCTGGGTGGACATCCCATCGTTTACCTTTGATTCCAAATAGTATTTGTAAACCACCACCGATGTGTACTGCTTGTTTTCCCATATCTTTACAGTATGAAGCTAATGGTAGTCCATAAGCGCCACAACCAATTATCGCAACATCAAAATCAGAACTAGAAATTTTACTTTCCATTAGTTCCATAGATTCTTTAAATGGTTTGTTGTTGCCAGTACCACCGCCATTTGTTTGTTCAGCCTTAATTGTCATTAAAGTAAACTCTGGTAAAATCTTGTCATTTTCAAATAACTTTCCTCTATTTTCAAATTGTTTTAATATTGTAGCTTCAAATGGGTGTATCACTAAGACTTTCTTACCCTTCAATGATTCACTCCAAGGATTCTCATAATAAAATGGTTCCAATAATCTTAATTCAGAAAACTTAGATTGTGGTGCATATTTTGAAATTATTTGTTGTTCTTGTGGTAATGGTATATGACCTAAGATATCAACCTTACCTAAAGCATCAATGTATCGATCAGAAAAATAATTTAGTGTATCGTTATCAGATGGTGTTATTCCAGCGTTAGTTGATGCCATACCCCTAACTGAGTTAAAGTCACCCCTCATCTTAGATAGGATAACATCCTGTTCTACAAAACCCATTTTACTAGCTATAAATGGTTCACCAGATAATATTTTACTCTTTATAAAATCATTACCTTCTACTGCTTTAATCATCTGCATGTTCGGTATATTTAATTAATTGTTTATTGAATGTTTCTTTTAGTTGAGACAAATCTCTACTAATAGCCTCTGGGTGTTTCCACTCAAACGGCGCTGTTCTACATGCGCCTCTAATATGCGGTTTAAATTCGTGAACACCATTCCAAGCATTTTCAATATATTCCTTATTCCCAGTTACCCAAGGTAGATATACTGAATTGAAATAATCATCAATGCAATTCTGCCTAGAAACACTATCTTTATAATAATTCACTTTTTTGAATACTTGATCTGGGAATGTGTATGAATAGTGATACATTTGAACACCTAATTTATCCCATAGTTCATTACTATCAATGTGGCATCTAACAATGTTTGAACCTTCTGGGTATTGTATTGTTGGTGGTCTATGTGTTTGCCACGTAGAACCCTTCGTATATCTAAATATGCGTAAAAAATTATCTCTATTTAATTCAAAACCTGTTAGGTAATCAGTAAACCCACCATAAAAAGAGCAACTTCTTACCCCGACACTACTTGGTTTCTCTTCCTCTAAAAATTTAACTATTTTTTCTAAATCTTCAGTCTTATATACCTCATCAGAATCTAAATTCCATATATAGTCAATATCATCATTGATATTATCCATATAAGATTTACATTGGTCGTCTTTTTCTGAGAACTGACCATGAACAATCTTAATTTTATTGTCAGGGTCAGGGAACTCATCCAATATTTTATTAGTATCATCTAAAGATGTTGTTCTACCTTGTCTTTGCCAGTAAGAAACTGGTCCTTCTGCAATTAATATTTGTTCTGCAAATGGGTAAACTTGCTCTAAACATTGTTGTAGAACATAATCACCTTCAAACACTATCATTCCAAATGCTATTTTCATTTAATGATTTGTTTATCGTTTTGGTCCATTATATTTTATTTTTATATTTGCAAGTTCCGAATGATACTCATCATAAATCGCTTTTAGTGTTTTATTGTTTTTATACATTGCAAGTGGTGTATAGATGTGGTGCATAGTTGAGGGGATATAACTGTGTTCACCATCTTCGAATTGTGAAAAATGTGTGAAAACTAATTCTTGTTCTTGACCCTCAAATTTTACTTTACCATCGCCTAAGAATTCAAGCGTCTGCCAATGCCACGGTGCGCCGTGACCTATATTTTCATCGATATATAGTAATTCTGGTGGACAAGCAACTGTGAAATACTCTAAGTATTTTTGATCACCACATGTAGCATATTCTGGATGTCTTTTGTTTAACACCGAATCGGCCCACCAACTACATAGTCCTTTGCCTATATTAGTCTTCTTAAAATGAACCACACCGACATTGTAGTGACCTTCTGGTCTTGGGGTTGATAATGGGAATTGTCTATGTCTAAACATACCGATTTCTCTATCACCTATTTCGTTAAGTATATAATTAAAATCTTTGTAAAAATAGATGTCTGAGTCAATATATGTTACAGCATCCACATCGGTTAATAGTAACTTATTAGTAAAATAGGAAGCTAGTGACCAACAGAAATATCGGTAATCACTATTCTTTAATGATTTAAGTCCAGTGTCTGACTCTAAATAAGTCTCGACATGGTAAACTTTAAGTGAGTCCGATTCGAATTGTCTAAGTTTATTGAACGACTCATCATCAATACATAGATAATGTAATATAAAATTTTTAGTTTCACTTTTAAGGGATTCGTATAGTGTTAACCCTTTATATAAATAGTTAATATCAGAAACGGTACATAAATTTTTCATGATTTTTATTTATATTTTTCTTGTATTTCTCGATCTTCATTTTGGGCTACCCCCATTCCTTTTACTGAGACAGAGTCCTTTCGGTAATAAAAACAGCCCACTGTTTCTGGGATTTTTTTGAAATTAAAACCGTTTTTAGAAAGATTCAACCACATTTCGTAATCCCCCGAGGAAATATATTTCTCCTTAAAGAATCCACATTCTTCAATTGCGCTTTTTTTAACAAGGGGAAATGGACCGCCTAAACATAAGTGCAGTAATATTTCATGAGAGTATTGGGGCCAATTTCGCAATCCCGTAATGTCGTCAAAGTTTTGAGACCCTATCGTGCAACAGGGGCTATAGAAAAAATCTATTTCGGGGTATTTTTGAATATATTGATTATAGATTTGAAGGCCAGATGGATAAATTAGGTCGTCGGTGTTCCAATTCATTACATATTGCCCTTGAGCCTCTTTTATTGCCCTGTTCCATGCAGTGTAAATGCCAATGCGTTCTTCGCTTTTTATAAGGGTCGCCTCAATGCCTTCGCGAAATTCAAAATCACGAATTAGCTGCACAGAATCGTCTGTTGAATTTGCGTCAACAAAAACAATCTCAAAATTCCGTTCGAACTGGTCGTTAACAGCCTCTAGATATAAAGGCAACCATTGGGACGAATTGTAAACTGAGCAGATTACTGATATTCTATATTTACTCATATTTTTATATCAGACCAAAAGTTTTCTGCTGCATTTTCACATTCGTTTTTGAAATTATCATACCCCACTTCTTTAAACTCTAGGTAAGCCCCAATCCTTTCTGTATCTCCTATTATTTCTTCTACCCCGCACAATAAAGCTTCACCCACCATTCTACAAAAAGGTTCATTGACTATTGGAGAGTGAAATAAAGCTTTAGATTTTTTAAATACTCCTGCGACTTCGTTATGAGGTAACAATCCGTGGTATTTAATATTTTCTATATCTTTAAAAAAATGATCAGCAGAAATTCCTGACGCTGCCCATCCAAATACATCGACTTGCCTGTTAGGATTTGTTTTGGCGAAATCTAATAGCTTATTAAACCCTTTTAGCTGATGCAAATAACCACAATAAACCACATCATACTCTTTAGAGTCTTCAGATTTCGTGAAAAGTGAAGTATCAATAGGATCATAATTTATCTCCACATCATGAAAATAATCTCCATATAGCTTTTGGAAAAACTCTAAATGGTATTGGCTTAAGAAAAAATTCTTTTTAGCATTAGCAAAGAGCTGTCTCCTAATGTCATCGCTTAAGTAACTACAAGAGTCATGCTCAAGCCTAACTGAATTAGGCATCCTTAAGATCAAGGGCATTTTTTCTGGAGTAATTCTATTAATCAACGCCAAATTAGAATTAATCACCAAATCATAAGAAGAAAGAAAATCTGTAACTGAAGATTTATAATTATGCTCTTTAATTTCATGGCCCAGCTCTCTTCCTTTATCTATAATAATTTTATTACTTAATTGTGCGCCGCCAGAACTATCTTCTAGCGTAAAGTCAGAAATAAATAACACCCTCATTTAATGAGGGATTATATCTTATATTCCGTCTTCTTCAACAATTTCTTCAACCAGCTTTAGATCTGGAGAATCCATAATGATCTCTTCATATTCAGCGAAACCATCATCACTCCAAGACCACTCGCTTAAGACTTCATCGTCGTCCCATTCTATAGCTTCTGCTGAAGCCATTGAACTTACAGGCTTTTTAGACCAGAACTTACAACTCCAGTAGCGAGGTGTTGTTTTGTCTTTTGCCGTATCGCACTTATGTCTAGCTCTAAAACTGCGCCTACGATCTGGATTATCCCTTTTGATTTCCATATTAGGATCACCGAATTTTACCATGATGACATTACCAGTTTTAGGGTTTTTCACATACACCCCAAACTTTTTCTTGCCGTCTTTTAACCTGAAAGGTTTATTAAGGGTTTTTTTCTC